GTCGCGCACCTGGACAAGAGAATGATCGTCGATCGTTTTGGTAAGCTGGCCACGGCTATCGATGTTGACCGCCTCGCGGAACAAGCCACCGCGCCCGTTCTCGCCAGGAGATCCGAATGTGATCCCCCGAAAATACTCCATCTTGGATTGCTGATCGGTAATTACCAGGGCAAGCTCTGCCGCCATCGCCATCCGCACCAGGCGCACGAAATAAGGCGGCATCAGAGATTCCGAAACCGTTTCCTGGTAATCGATATAAACCGTTTCCAGGTTCGTATAGAGTTGAGACCCGTAGATCTCCCAGCCGTAATTGATAGGCCGCGCCGCATCGCTGCTGCTGCTGAAAACAGCCAGCACGCCGGTAAGCATGTTGCCCGGTAGCTGGTACGCATATTTCCATTCATTGATCGGCGCCGTTGCCAGGCGGGAAACCTGGACCTTACGCAGCGACCAAGACCAGGGATAGCGGCTAAGAAGGGTATCGCGCAGATCCGGATAAAGCCGAGAACATGCAAGAGCCGAAGGCGTGCCTTCCGCGAAAGACGAGATAACGCTGGCACCCAGCATCACCAGCGCGTCAGAACAAATCGAAACGTCAGTATCGCCAGCGGCCATTTTGTCACCTCATCGTAAGGAGAGGGGCGACCGAAGCCGCCCCACCCATATTAGTCGCCGTCAGTTGCGGCCAACGTGGTGCCGTCTGCCACATCGACAACGCCGCCAGAGTTGCTGAGAACCTGGGTCAGCGTGCAAACCGCGGTGCTTCCGGTCGAGGTAACACAATAGATCAGGTCGCCAACCTCAAGGCTGTTGGCCAGATCATTGAAATAACCTGCCGTGTTCACGGTCGCGATCGTGTCCGCTGTTTTGTAAGCGTAAATGCTAGGAGCATTGCCACGCTTTGGGGCTGCTACGGTAGCCCACCCTGCCGAATCAAAAGCCATTGATCAGACCTCCTTACGCTTCGGTGCAGGAGATCTTAACGATCCCCTCATCATCGATCGCAACCGCGCCAGCCGAGAACATCGAGGAAACCAGATAGCTGGTCTTTTCCGGGATGTAATTGACTTCGGTCTTTTGCGCCATCGATTCAGCGTAACCGACCGAATCCATGTGCCAGGCAAAGCAAGTACGGGTCGAAGGCTTAGGAACACCGCCCTCGTCACGATCACCGATCGTGATGAACTTGAAGCCCATGAACGTGTCGATCTCACCGCGAACCAGAGCCTTGACCGATGCGAAATCGCTCGACGTGGTTTCGGTTTCACCCAACAGCGCATCAAGCTGCGATGCGTGCATCAGCATCATGCGGTTTTCGCTCGGGACGTTCTTCTCGTTCAGAGCCTTTGCCGCAGCACGAAGCTTGTCGATATTCATATTCGACGATGCACCGCCAACGCTGGTTGCGACAGTCGAGGCGCCAGACGAAGCATTCAGAGCATCGATAATGATCTGATCCATACGACGAGCAATCGACTTCGAAACCACCTCAACAAGCTCACGGCGCTCGTCAAAGTTAATGTGCGACTGGTGGAAGATATCCGAATATTCAGCAGCAATGTAATCTTCCATCGTCGCCGTGATCTGCGAATAGGTCACGTTGAGAGGAGTTACATCCGACTGAGGTACGCGGACAGTTGCAACACCCTTACCGATTTTCGGGAATTTGACAGTGTTGCCTTGAACGCCGGTACGCATACGGGTTGTCCCCCGCAATACGGACTCGGCTTGATACGCTTGTTTAACCTCCGATTCAAAGAGGGTCACAAACGCCGTGGTGACGTTCTGCGCCATAGCAGAAACCTCCATTCAGGTTTTCGACCAAGACGCGATCCGTTATCCAGAATCGGGCGGTTCGCTTGCGCGTTGTGGCCGCGCCAGGCCATCGGGACTTACCGAATAGACGGGCCGGGCACGGTTAGCCGTCAAGGCCATCATACGCGCAAGCGATAGCTAAGTAAAGATCAGGCTACTTGTGACTCCATCCATTGCCGCTCGATGCGGGAACGGAACGCCTGGTCAGTTTTCCAACGGGGATCTGCGATCGCTGCCTCAAGATCCTCGCGGGTGATCGCCGGTGTGTTTACCGCAGGGGCGACAGGAATGCCCTCATTGGTAATCGCCTGGTGATATTTGAGGAAAGCATTGATCGCATCCGCGTTATCGAGACCAGATGCGATTGCGCTGCGCTCGTCCTCGGAAAGCGGGGCTTTCATCAACAGCCTCTCGGTCATGGCAATCTTGTCCTGGGCGCGCTCACCCAGCTTGGACATTTCTGCCTGGCGATCGACCTCAAAAGCTTCGCTCTGCGCGCCGGTAGCCTCCAGGATCTTGCCGGCCAATTCCTCGAAAGCTGCCTGGCTAACGCCGTTTTCCTTGGCCCAATCCTTGAAGATCTCCATGCTAGGATCTTCTTGATCCAAACCGCGATCGACCAGGGCAGAGATATCATATTCCTCTGGCGCCTTGTGCTTGCCGCTTTTGAACTGCTTTTCAAGCTCGGTGTAGCTTTTCAGAAGCTTGTCCACGTCCGGACCTTTGTCGGTCCAAAACTTTTCGGGGAATCCTTCCGGTCGCTCGATCGGATCGGCCTTGCTTTCGGGGGCCGGTTCATCGTGCAGGGGGATTGCCCCGTTATTCTGATCGGTTGCCGCCTCTGCTTCCGGTTGGCCACTGACGTTAATCAGCGGGCCGTCAGCCTCTTGCGTCTCAGTCATTTGATCTCTCCACTCGGTTCTCGATCATGCGAACAACATCGCACCGTCCCGCACG